CGGAGCTCTCAGTCGGCGCCTTTCGGCAACCGATGCCCACTGGCTGCAAAGCCAGTGGGCGAGTGCTCTCGTTAGAGAGCACCTGATGCTCCCGCATGGCGGATTGATTACCGCCCACCCCCTTTAATAGGGGGTGCCATAGCGTAGATTGATGCCGACGTCTACGCGACGTCCCGAACGTTCAAGATGCTTCGAGTCAACGACTGGCAAATCGCTGCTAGTTACGAAGCACTTGAGCAAGGCACCGTAGTCCTCCAGCTTGGAAACTGGAGTGACACCCCTTGATACAGCGCCCCTGACTAGGGGGCGGTGCAGCTTGGGACAGTTCCTCTGGGTTTCATACCCCAGAAAACTGTGGCGACCCAACAGAGGAGAAGTTTCAGCGACATGAGGAAAGGGGATTAGCCTCTCGATCACACCGTCGAGGAATCGCGCGGACTTCCACAGGCCAGCCTTATATAGCTGGTTCCTAGTGGACACCGTCGACTCCAACTCCTGAACGTCCGTTCGGTTGACAGGAAAAAGCCTACGTACACGCACGACGGAAACGTCGACGCCATCGTAGAATTCCTTGCCACAAGACTCTCTGAACTTCCCAGTCCAGAATGACTTGTTGAGATTCACCCGGAGCCCAAAAGCATCCAGGGTCCTCAGAACCGAATGCACAACATTCACAGGGACGATTATATCGTCCCCGTAAACACGCACCCGACCCACAAAGGATAAAACATCTCTGCGGGTCAACCTGCGCTTGAGCGCCAGCTCAATCCCTACAAAGACGATGGTTGAAAACACCATCGACTCAAAGGGGAAGCATAGCGCTGAACCCATAGACGCGAACTTGGCCAGGCGAACTACACCATGGTCAGGCACATCAGCCTTCCGGGACCTACAAGACTCGACTCCCTCCGCGAGGAGAGAGTTTTGTCGAAGCAGGCCACGTACATGCTGATTCGAGACTCGGTCGGATGCTTCGCTGAGATCCAGCGTTGCGAGGTCCCCAAAGAGAGACCCCTGCCAAGCAAGATGCTGATTAGGCATCTGGCTTGACCATCCGATAAGCGACGACTCCGTGTCACGGGAGTCGATGGCTTCACGGAACGCCGCCAAGAGCCCTTGTTGCACGTATTGCATGCAAGCAGGCTCGAGAGCGATGATCCGGGGAGACTTGAGCGTCTTAGGCACTGAAACGACCCGGGAGGGTCGCTCGGCGCCAGGTTCGAGGAACTGCACGTCCGGAAGAGACTCTGAGAAGAGTCTCCAGCTGGAAACAAGATGCTCCCCATGAGGGAACACAGGTTCCAGTCTCCAGGTCCATTCCTTCTGCCGCCATTTGTCGTTTCCGACGAGGCGGTCAGCGGTCTGGCCTGGTCCGTGCCTTGAGGTGATCTCGTTGTCATGGACCTTACGATCCACTTCGCAGAGAACATCACCCCAAAGAAGAGTACCAATACGCAGAAACCGGTCAAAAAGAACCGGGTCCTGTGCTCGGTCACTCTCCCGCAGGTCCTTCTCACACTCGACAAATCCATTGATGGCCTTCCTTTCCCTGGCATCACTGCAGGGCAGGTTTATCTTGCCCCACATCAGCGTTAGCTGACGCAAGGCCCAGACACAGGTCACCGACGGCTCATCGAGCAAGCGTCCAGTTTTAGGATCGAACACGTTCCGAAGGAAACCTTGAGCGAACTCAGGGAGCCCGCCTCTTCGTTTAAAACCAGCGAAGAGGTCGTCGGAGACAAAACCTTGGTCAAGACCTTTTTCGAGGTCCCTACCAAAATTCGTCAGGGTGATCGTCAAAAACGACCACCCCTCGTGTTCAAACCTGGCCGCGACCGTTTTTAGGTCGCGGTCGGTGCTTGTGTGGCACCACGTCCCCAGATCATCGAGGACGCACTGCAGGAACGACATCAGCCTTTTCATCCATCCCTCCAAACGGGGGGTAAGGAATGCGTAGCCAATGACGAACCGACCGGGCTGGGCACCGAATTAACGGCGCCCAACCCCGCAGTCGACTAACTCGTCAACCGCTCAGTTCTCACCACCCAGAAGCTGGGTGACTCGCGCTCCAGTGGAAGCCGCCAGGTACGCAACAAGCGCATCGACGACCTCTTTCTGCTGGGCCACTGTGTAGCCGGTCTGTGGCGTGTCCACGACGATGTAAGCTGTCATGAACACAGGCACAGATTGTCCGGCGAGCAGTGGATCCGCAGCAATCTTGGAGCTACGAAGACGCAGGGTCCGACGCGTCCTCTTCCCGTAGGAAGAGGCAACGTCAAGGGTAACGAGACCGTCGGCACTTGTGAAGGTGCCTTTCGACTCGCCCGAGCTAGTCCGCGGAAGCGAAGTAGCCACCCCTGCGATAGTGACTGATTGTGGATCGGCATACGCCATGGCATCGTCCTACAGCAAGATGGGACCCTGCAACCAGATTGGTTACAAGGTTAAATGACCGCGTCACCGCAGTCGTATCAGCAGGTCGGATATTTAACCCGACCTAACTGAGTTCGGCGCCTTGGTCATACCAAGGGCCGTCAGGATGGCCCATTGCCGGCTGGTAAAGCTAGCCGGATTTGTGCCAAAACCGAAGGGAGATGCCTGAACCCGCTTCCTACTTTCGTAGTGGAAGATCACGGAGACAGGACCCAGCGTAGCGCCTTGAATACTGCGCATTCCGCTGAGGGTACAGGTGTGTGACACAGTTGTTTTCTGCATCATATACCCGTACTTCATCACAAGTCCATCCTGACTGAGCGCGACCGCATTGGAGATATTATCTCCCACGTTCACAACCCAATCGGACAGCCAGCTCCACGGAGCGGCGTTCCAGAGTGTCTCGGGAGTAATCCCGATTCCGAACACATGATCTAGTGTGCTCAGACCACGCTTCACCCGACCCAGCTCCCCTATGGGAGTCGGTAGATGATACGTGTACGCCCCGCTGAACCATGACGAGAGATTTTCCCGCCGCGTTTCAGTTAGCACGCCGCTGTTTGATCCAGGATACCCAGTCAACCGTTGCCAGGTTGATGGCGTCAGGCAAGGCCGCAAGGCCCCACCCTTCGTCTTCACCTCAACGGCCGTCTGGTCTGGAAAGGACAGCTTCCGGCGAACAAGCCTACCGGAATCTCGTGCGTACTGCTCCATCAAGACTAAAGACTTGGCGGAGGCAGCCGCAAGCTGCTTGACATCATTGACGAGCGGTCCCCAACCGAACTGATAGTTGAGATACTCATCTCCACCCACCTTTGCGGACTTTCCGCGGTGGGCAAGACGAGACCTTTCCTTCAGCACGTGGGAACCAACGAGGTGGGGAAGTCCCTCTCTCATCAGCTCTGCCAGTGACAGCGCGAGACTTGCTGCTGGATGCGTCGGTGCCGTTGCCCGAACCGCCTTCACTCCTAACCCAACAGGGTCTTGGAAGAGGGTTGGACCGAGCCAATACGGTGAACCGAACGACGTGAAGCCGAGAGGGTCTATAATTAACGGCCCTTCAAACTTCACCCACGGAGCCTTCAAAGACGATAGCGAAACAGATGGACTAATGAACTCCACCCATCGCTTAGTCGTCTCAAAGGTATGTCCGTTGTCGTAGGGAGTACCCGAGAAGCCGAGATAGGCGTTGTCTCGCGAGAGGGACCGAAAGGTCCCTCCCGAAAGGCCCGTTTCATTCAAGGCATCCTCGTCCTCCCCCGCTACAGCGCGACCAGTTCTGTAACTGGTCGTGACCTGAGAACCCGTAGGCAACCCGTACGACCCACCATCCGAAGTTGTACCAGATCGGTGCGTGGGCGGCGGCAATGTCGGGTCGTCCATCGTCCAGCTTCTGCTGGGCGGGAGGACGGCCCTCTGCCAGGTTACCATAGGCATAGGAGCTAAACCCTTCGGGGTGACGTAAGCGCCGCAATTTGCAGCGCTAGAGTACCAAACCCCAACTGCAGGGGGTTGATAGACACACAAGTGCCGGGAGGATCCCTTAGGGGATCC